ACGCTGCAACAGCTAGGGTAAGCAAAAACAGAAAAAGCGTTTGCTTTCACCCTGATTGGGATAACTATAAGAAGACACCTGAAAAAAAGCAGGTAATTCCTATATATCCTAGTATGTCTAATAGCAGCTTTATTATACACTACAAAGATTACGAAAGCACATTTAGCTTTTATGGTTTACCTGACTATGTAGCTGCTTTAGAGCATATAGCTATTGATTATGAGATAGGTAAATTTAATCACACAGCTTTTAAAAATGGATTTAGCCCTTCAGCAATAGTAACTGTAAACGGAGACTTTGGTGAAGCTGAGGCTGAAAAGTTCGTTGAAACTGCTAAGGACACGCTTACAGGAAGTGGTAACAACTCAAAAATATTATTCCTTGTAAAAAATGGAGAAGAAAGTCGTGGTACTGATGTTCAGATTCTTAACAACAAGGAAGATGGTGATTTCTTAGATTTACAGAAATTAACAGACCAAAACATTATTACTGCTCATAGATGGCAACCTGCCTTGAGCGGTATCGTTTCATCAGGAAAGATGAACAACACAGGTAGTGAGATTAGAATAGCTTATGAGTTGGCTATGTCAACAGTTATTAAAGACACTACAAACATATTATTAGACCCAATCAAAAAGGTTATAAATAGAGAGCTAGGAATTGACACAGAAGACTTAAAAGTAATTTATGAGCCACCTATTTCTTTCCTTTCTGATATAGACCCAAAACAAGTTCTGACCATAAACGAGCAGAGAGCAATGCTTCATAAAGACTTTGCTGCGCTAAGTGATGGCAATATGTTACTAGCTGATAGACAGCTAATTAGAGTTGAAAAAGAAGAAACAATAAAAACAAACTAGGATGGCGAATGTAAGAAATTTAAACAATCTAGTAACAGCTTCAGAGGTTGTTGCTCAAGCTTTTACAAATCAAGCTACCGACCTTGCTTTAATTTCTGACAGCATCATTGATATTGCTGAGTTGGCTCATCTAAAACCTGAGCTTGGCTTGGATATGTATGAGGAGATAAAAACTCAGAATCACAACTCTACACTAACAACAGCAAACAGCACTTTGCTAACAGACTTTATAAAGCCTGCTTTGTGTTGGTATGTTAGGTTTGAGGTTATGAACGAGATTCAATACAACACTACATCAGCAGGATTGGTGGTTAATGTTTCTGACTTTAGCACACCTGTAAATAATGAGCAGTTTAATCAGATGAAGCAAGATACATTTAGAAAAGCACAAGTTCTTCTTGATGATATGGTTGCTTACATACAGCATGAAGACCAAACGGGATTATATCCTTTGTTCGGACATGATGGAGATAGCTCAATGCCTGATACAGACCAAGCAACAAAAATGAACGGAATAATTTTTTACTAATGGCTACAAATTTTCCAAAGAAAGGCGATGACAAAAAGATTTCTTTACGCAACAGCGAAGAGAAGCAGTTTCCTTATGAGTTTGCTAAAAACCTAAAGGAGCAACAGCCAAAGATATGGAAGGCAGGAGGTAACATTCGTGGTAACGAGGCTTTTATGCTTTGGGGTAGAGCTAGAAAAGGAGAAGATACAGAGTCTATTAGAGCTTGGATAAAAGAAAGAGAGAGTTGGGCAAAGCGTCATTTTAGAGATGGTCAAAAGTTCAAAGGTGATGTAGAGCCAAACTTATCAAATGTAGCAGGTGTAGTAGCGCAAATCAAGTGGGGTGTTATTGGAAATCTTGGCGTTCAGGGTATGAAAGATGTTATACTTGAGTTAACAAAAAAATTAGAAGGTAGAAAAGATAATATGAAAAATGTTAGTCCAACAGTAAAAAAAGGATTAGAGGCTAAGGTTGAAGCTCACAACGAAGAGGTGAAGGATATGAAGAAGGATTGGAATCCAAGAGTAACCTATGCGAAGTTGGAAAAAGTGTTTGACAGGGGTGTCGGTGCTTACCGCACAAATAAAGAATCGGTTAGACCGAATGTGAAGTCTGAGGAACAATGGGCGTACGCAAGGGTAAATTCTTTTCTTTTTGTGATGAAGAAGGGTCGTTTTCAAGGAGGTACTCACGATACCGATTTACTTCCTGAGAATCATCCAATGAAGAAGGCAATGAAAGAAACGGAAAACGCTAGAAGAAACCCTAACTGTCCTGATGGTTGGGAACATCAAATGCCTGATGGCTCTTGGATGTGTGGTAAAAGACATGGAGGCGGAGGCTACAATAGTTGTAATGAAAAAGAATTACTATCTTTTTTAAACATAATGAAAGAAGATTTAATTACAGAGATAAAACTCATAAAAAAGAATAAATAATGGCAAGTACAATAACAAACGCAACACTTACTTTAACTATAACTGAGAGTCTTACGCTAGGTGGAACACAGTTTGGTGGTAGCAAAACTTTAGAGATAGCTAATATTAACGAAGCTTTTAAAAGAATAGTTAAATGTGCTAATAGTCAAACAACTACTATTGCAACATTCAATGGTAACGCTTTTGCTGCTGACAACGCTATTGACACAGAGGATGCAAAATACATAAGAGTAACAAACCTTGATGACACTAACCCTGTTGAGTTGGCTATCGTTGGAGCAGCTACTCTTTATCAAGTAAGACTAAATGCAGGAGAAACGCATATTTTAGGCGCACCTGATGACTTGATGTTGGCTGAGGCTGATACATCTCCTAGTTTTGGAACTATGGCTGATATAGCAAGCATACAGGTAAATCCTGCGGGCAACGATGTAGATGTAGAAATTTTAGTAGCAAGCGCATAATATGGCAAGTAACGAACATAGTAGTTTAGAGGAATCACAACTGCATAATCCAAAGGGATTTAGCACAGCAAGTAACAATACTGTTTTGTCAAAAAATAGTAGCGGTGCTTTAACATGGAGTAGTAGAACTAGCACAAAATGTATAACAATAGGTGGCTATCATAGCTCTAGCGGCTCTGTTGGTGATTATTACGCAAAACAGTTCTCTGCTGACTACCATAACTTTAACCAAAATGTTGACCCTCAAGATGCTACTAATGGAACTATAAACTCAGGAAGAAAGTGGGCGCACATGTATTCTGAGTTTGTTTGTCCAACATCAGGCTCAATAGCGTCTTGGAAGATAATGCATGGTGGAACTGCTAGTGCTGATTGGGATTTAGAGCTTTACAAGCTCTCTATTACAGACGCAACAGGAACTAATGCAGACCTTACTCAACTTGGAACAACCTGTCATTGCACAAATAACGCTAGCGGAAGTAAATATGTAGAGATTGTTGATATGAGCGTAAGTGGTACTTTAACATTCGCTGCAAATGATGTTCTTATCTGCTTAGTAAGAAAACAAACAGCAGGTTCTAAAAATATTTATTGGAACTCAACTTTAGAAATTAGATTAGATTACGATTACTAATGAAACAGCTATTAGCACAAAACTCAGATGTATTAGGATTAAATAGTGTAACGCTATTTATATCACTTACAGAGGTAGAGCAGATATTACAGATAATATTACTGTGTATCTCTATCATATATACTGCTCAACGATTTATTGACTACAAAAATGGCAAGAAAAGCAATAAGTAG